CATGAGATATCCACCGGCACGGCGCAGACCGCCTACGAACTGCAGACCAGCTCCAACATGGGCGGACAGTACACCACACTCAGCACCGCAGAGACCGACGCCTCCAGCTTCGCAACACCCGCCGGGCAGTTTGCACAGGGTACGCTCATGTGGCGGGTGCGCACCAAAAACGGCGATGGTGTGTGGGGTTCCTACAGCGCCGCAGCGACCATCATCATCCGCCGGGCTCCGGCCGTGCCGGTCATTGTATACACGGACACAAAACCGCGCCCCACCATCCGCTGGCAGTCTGCGGACCAGCAGGGCGTGCGCATCCAGATCGGGGACTATGATACAGGCTGGATGCACAGCACGGCCAAGGAGTTCCGCATGCCGTATTTCCTGCAGGATGGGACATATCCTGTGCAGCTGGCGATAAAGACAGTGTTCGGCGTGGAATCCGCTCCGGCCGTTGGCTCCATTACCGTTCTGAACGTTCCCGGACCAACTATTGAAGCCGCTTTCAATGCCCGTTTAAGCGCCATTGAAATATCCTGGGAAACGGACGCCGCATACGCCGAATACTTTATACTGCGTGACGGTGTCCCCATTGCGCGCTCAGCGGGCAGCGGGATCACAGACCGTCTGTGTACCGGAAAGCATGTGTATACTGTGCGTGGCGTCACGCCGGAGGGATACTACGGTGCCAGCGCGCCCGTCCACGCCTTTCTGGCAATCGAAAACGCTGTATTGGGGGCCGTTGAGGATGGCGCGCCCTGGCTGAAGCTGCGGCTGCGCCGGGGCGAACGCCCCGCACATGACGGAAGCTACAGCGCACAGGTGGACTATGTACACTACTACGGCCGCACAAAACCCGAGCCATATACTTGTGGCATGCAAGACGCCAGCCACGACTTCGCTTTCACGCTCCGGGATGCCGCACAGATGGACGTCCTGCGCGGCCTGCTGGGTTCTGCCGTAGTTTACAAAGACTGCTGGGGCGATGTTGTGATCGGGGTGCTTGGGAACATCCAAGCGGCCCATGGCCGCGCGCGGGATGTACAGTTCACCATCGTCGAGACGGATCACAGGCAGGAGATCAGCTATGAGTAATGTATCGGTGGAATACCTTGTGCTGCGGGATAACGTGGAGTATTCACGGCTTACCGCATTCAAAGGCGGCGGTGCGGCCATTTCGGTGACGGCGGACGCCGCCGTAAAATGGGCGCTCAGCGGGAAGTTTGCACAAAACCGTGCCGTCAACTACCTCACGGACGTGATCCAGCCGGTGCTCACCATCGACGGCGTGCGCCAGCCGCTCGGCAAGTATATCCCTACCGATGCATACACGGAACACGACGGCATGCGGCCAGTGGTGAGCCTTACAGCCTATGACCTGACCTATCTTGCCATGTCCTCGAAGATAGAGACGCGGCTGCATCTGGCAAAGGGTACGCTGTACACGGCAGCCATCCAGGCACTGCTGGTCGAATCCGGCATCACGGATTTTTTCGTGGAGGCAAACACCGCCACGCTGCAGGCGGACCGGGAGGACTGGGAGCCGGGCACAGACCGTCTCACGATCATCAACGCCCTGGCGGCGGAGATCAACTACAACAGCATCTGGATGGACGGCGGCGGCACAGTACACTGCAGTGCGTTCCGCATGCCGTCCGCGGATGCGATATCCGTGACGTACCGGGATGGAGAGTATTCCATCCAATACCCTGAGTGGACGCAGGCGGTGGATCTGTTCGACCATCCAAACGTCTTTATTGCGGAAGTGGATAACCCGGATCTGGGGACGTCCATGCGGGCCGTATCGGTCAACGACAGGCCGGACAGCGTTTTCTCCATCGTGAACCTGGGACGGCGGGTCGTGTCCTATGAGAAGCTGGACAACATTGCATCTCAGGCGGAGCTGCAGGCGTATGCGGACAACAAGCGGTTTAAAAGCCTGCAGTCCACGGAGACCCGTACGTTTTACACCGGCCCCAGCGGGCGGCACGCTGTTTTTGACCTGGTGGAGCTGGTGCGGGATGGCGAGAGCACGCTGTACGAAGAGACAGGCTGGCGTTTAGAGCTGGAACAGCCGTACAAAATGACCCATACGGGAAAGAGAGTGGTGTATCTATGATCCTGGAGACGTATCAGGAGCAGCAGGCCATCGTGCAGCCGGACCCGCCCGGCCAGTCCTTCGCCACGGTGGGTACTGTCTACGAGGATGGCATCGCGCTCATCTTCAACGGGGCGGAAGCAGAAAGCCTGAAGCATTACAAGTGCAACGCGGCTGTGCGGTTCACCGCCGGGCAGCGTGTGCGGATCATTGAGGACAGCGGCACCTATGTAGTGGAATACCCGGTGGGCGCGCCTGCGCAGAGCATCTATGCGGACAGCGCCGCCCGTGCTGCCTATGCATCCGAGGCTGGACACGCAGAGACCGCGGGCAAGGCTGTGACGGCCACAAAGGCAGACACTGCCGCCAGCGCGGGCTCCGCGGATACCGCGAAAAGCGCTGAGACCGCTGAGACGGCGAAGACAGCAAAGAGTGCGGAAACTGCGGTTGAAGCGGAGACCGCAGCCATGGCTGAATCTGCTGCAAAAGCAGACTTTGCCACACGATCAGGCCAGGTGGACAATCTCGCCGGAAACTATGCGGATATTGTGTTCTCCTACAGCACCCAGGGGACTTTGCTTGTCCGGACTACAAAGGACAGCCGATGGACCAAGCTCACAGGCTCCGTTGTCTGATCAAATTGTTGGAGGTTCTTATGGCTATTTCAATTGGGTTCAAAGACAAATATGTGTACTTCGGGCCGGAGGCCGGCCTGCATACCCAGGGCGAAGCACGCGCGGAGGTCTACGACGTCACCGGCCCGCGCTATCACGACGGGCACGACCTGTCCGCGATGACCTGGTATGTGCGCGCTTCCCATCCGGACTACATGACGATCATTAACAAGCAGCTGAGGGTTTCCGTAGATCCCGACAATGAGGGACAGATTATTATTACCTGGCCTGTGGATGCGGATTTCACCGCGTATTCAGGACAGTTGGATGTGCAGTTTGTGGCCCGGTCCTCCACGGGTGAAGAGATCATCAAACTGCAGTCCAACGGTTTGCAGTTTGCCGCCAGCGTCGAGGGTACGGTGATCCCACCCAGGAACATGTTTGAGGCGGCAGTGGAACAGATCGGGCAGCTGGCGGATGAAGCTGCCAATGCGGCTGCACAAAGTAAGCTGGATGCAGGGCGGGCCGAAGATGCACAGGAGGCCGCTGCACAGAGCGCACAGCAGGCGCAGCAGGCACAGCAGGCGGTGGCTGGAGATGTGGAACAGGCTGCTGTACTGGTGGAGCAGATCGAGGGCGATGCCGAAGCGGCAGCTGCAAGTGCGGCGGCCGCAAAGACTTCCGAAACAAATGCTGCCGCCAGCAAAACTGCGGCCGCGAACAGCGCTTCCGCTGCCGCCACGTCGGAAACGAACGCGGCCTCCAGCGAGTCCGCTGCTGCGGCCAGCGCCTCTGCGGCAAAGACCTCCGAGACCAACGCTGCCGCCAGCAAGACCGCTGCGGCGAACAGCGCTTCAGCGGCGAAAACCTCCGAGACCAATGCCGCCGCCAGCAAAACCGCCGCTGAGGGCAGCGCTTCGTCTGCCGCACAGTCTGAAGCTGCTGCTGAAGCCGCCGCGCAGCGGGCGGAAGATGCAGCCGAAAAAATCGACATGTCTAATTATCTTCTGAAAACCGGGGACGGCAAGGATGTCACTGTCACCTTTTCCCCATCTTCTGATGCGGATTTTTCTGCGCCTGTCTCCGGCTCAAAGCTCTCTGCTGTTATGGTCATGCTGAGCAAATGGCGTAACTTCATTTCCCGTGCCCTCACTCCTACGGGGGCGATTCTCTCTTATGCCGGGAACTCCGCTCCCGTCGGCTTCCTTCTTTGTGATGGACGTGCTGTGTCCCGCACGACATATGCGGCACTTTTCGCAGTCATTGGGACTACTTTTGGTTCCGGCGACGGTTCCTCTACCTTCAATCTGCCAGACATGCGCGGCCGGGTCGCTGTGGGGGTAGATTCCGATGCTAATTTAGGCACGATCGCGGGTGTTCAAACAGTCAGCCTGACAGCCGCGCAAAACGGGCCTCACAACCACACGACTTTAATTGATTATAAAAACTTAATGGGTACTCCAGAAGGCAGCAATAGCTTCCAAGCGCGCCAAGAGCCTGCCGGGGCCGTTACCACAGGTCCTTCGGGGAACGGTGCAGCTCACGAAAATCGTCAGCCAAGCCTATACCTTAACTATATAGTGAAGGTGTAGCGATGGCTGCATCAGTGACATAGCCTGCCCTCCGCCTATATTTAATGAAAAATGGCCGACAGAACTAGCCCCGGCATCGCTTGCCAGATCGCCACCGCCACGATATTTCCCATTATTTGTGATTGCTGGCTTGAATATTCCATTTACCGTCTGGATATTCGTCCCCGTGTTTGAACTGTGCATAACAATGCTCCCGCTCAATACAGGCAATTCCGCATTCGTGAGAGCGTGGTTTTTTGCACCAGACTTCACACCTAAATTAGCATCGGAAGCTTGTGTTCCAAAAATAATACAAAACATGTATTAAATGATACCCTCCTAAAAAAAGGAGGGTATCATTATGCGTAAAAAATTGCAAACATACCAAGGGGTTATTGCTTATAAAGCGGATAAAACACCTGTTAAACGGGTGTTTTACGGGCGGTCAAAGGCCGAAGCCAAGGCAAAATATTTTGCATATATCGCTGAACATGGGCAGGCTGAAAAATGTTCCGACCTGTACACGGTGTCGGGCTGGGCCGCGCAGTGGCTGCTTCTGTACAAGCGGCCCTACATCACAGATCCGGCATATAGCACCACATATGAACTGCCAATTCGGCGGCATATCCTTCCAGCACTTGGACACATGCTTCTGGTGGATGTGACGCCAGCGGATATCCTGCGGTTCTATCAACAGGCATCCAGTCTCTCTCCCAGCATGTGCGGGAAGATCCGCATGTGTGTCAATGGGATTTTTCGCAGCGCATGCAGTAATGGGCTATGTACCAGCAACCCCGCCGACGGATGTAAGCTGGAAAGCATGGCTCTGCCTCAGATAAAGGAGGTCTACAATGACAGACAAATCGAGATCGCCTCCCGCTGGTTTTTGAGCCGTATGCCGGAGGTCGTATTACTATTGGAAACCGGCATGCGCCGTGGAGAGCTGGTGGGGCTGCATCCCGAGGACATTGACCGACGACGCAGGCTTTACCGAGTGCAGCGCAGTATCGCATGGGTATCGGGCAAGCCGGTGGAGCGCTCTCCCAAGTGCGGAAGCTATCGCGTCTGCCCTCTTTCCGACCGGGCATTGCAAGCCATAGATGCTCTCCAGCGACGCTACGCGGGAAAGTATCTCATTTCCGGTGATACCGCCCTAAGACCCGATACATGGAGCCGAAGGCTCAAGGCGGAAATGGCAAGACTTGCACAAGCGCACCCCGGCATGCCGGAGCTTACCGCACATGAACTACGCCACACCTATGGAACCTACCTGCGCCGGCATGGCGCTGACATCTATTCAATAAGTAAAATATTAGGACACAAGGACATCTCCGTCACGGCGCGCATCTACGTCCACAATGAGATTGCAGAGCTGCGTAAGGCTGTACGGTGGTGTAATCGTCGTGACCTGATTCAGGAGGATATAGACCATGAGTTTGATCAGACTGGCAAACGGCCATAAATACGAAATCGAGCAGCCCAACGAGGGCGAAGGCATGTTGCGTAATCGTAAGCGTAGTACCGTACAAATCACATTCCGCGCAGGTGCAGAGCAGTTTGACGCTATCCGGGCAGATATCATACCCGAAAACCTTGAATCTTTCCGCATCTACTATCCGGACAACGAGACGGCTGATGAGCCGGATGAGCAGCTGGCCGGAGTTGCGCATAAGGATTTTTCCGCATACGCCCTTGTGGGCGATTGGGAGGATAAAGAGGTTGAGGTGCAGAAAGAAACCAGCAAAACACCGGCTGTTTATGGCCGTCAGCTTTCTGTCACACTGGGCGAACGGCTGGCCAGCGATACGTAACCACAGCACCCCCAACGGGGTGCTTTTTTTACTCTGGAGGTATACCATGGCGATTTTTAAAGGCCGAGTACGGGTGCGGTATGGGTACAGCCGGTGGGGCTATACCCGGAACAACGGCAAGGGCTGGCACGGTGGCAGCGACGAGGAAGGGCTGGACAGCTCTACTATCCTGATGCCTGATTACAAGGGCAAAACTATTTCCGGACGGGTCATTACAGCCCGCAAAGTGGACAAGTCCACAGGCAATAAAACATGGGAATGGGGCTGGTATGTGTGCGTGGAGCTGGATGCGGGCCAGACGCCAGACGTGGTGAACTACCTGTATTTCTGCCACAATGCGCGGAACCTGGTATCCGTGGGCCAGCGGGTGAAAAGCGGTGATGCGCTGGCGGTGATGGGCAACACGGGCAACGCGGCGCTGGCAAGCCCGCCCTTTGCACACTGCCATTTTGAGGTGCGTGCCACGACCACCGGGGCAGGGCTTGATCCTACGGCATACACCGGGCACCCCAATGCTGTGGGCACATATGGTGCAGCAATCAACGGGACGGAGGATGAGAATATGAAATTTTTGAAGGTACTTTCGGAAAAGTGTGAGGTGTTCTCGGCCGCGGATGTGACCGCTGTCGATATGGAATACAACGGTGGCCGCCTAAAGGTGGGCGAATATCACCCGGTGCAGGCCGAGGTGGGCAGCGATGGCACTTATACCTGGGTGCGAATCCAGGCTGGCACAGAAAAGCGTTATGCTGTGGTGCTCCCCGACCGCAGCGAAATCGTGAGCCTTTCCGCTGGGGATGCTATCACGGCATGTATGGCGCAGGCTGGCGGTGGCGATACATCCGGGTTTGAAGCGCAGATTGCGCAGCTTACAAAAGAGCGTGACGCGGCCACACAGCGCGCGGATGCTGCGGACAAAAAACTGTCTGATATTAAGGTGTATGTTGCGGGCGTCTAGCGTCAGCTATATCCTGTCATTTCTATGTATGCTTTTTCATTAAGGAGGATGTTTTTATGCAGGCTTTTCTTCTCATTCTATCGCTTGCGGTCATCGTCGAGGCTCTGGTGCAATATGCGAAGACCGTCATTAAAATGCTTGAGAACAAACAGTACAAAACCTTCGGCACGCAGCTGGCTGCTATCTTCATTGCAGTCTTTATTTGCTTCGCCGCTGGGGCTGATATCTTTGCTCTTATGGGTATTTCTTTCTCAGTTCACTGGCTGGGCACGCTGCTCACGGGGATCGTCATTTCCCGTGGTTCCAACTATGCAAGTGACCTCATCAAAAGGTTTCAAAACCCGGATATCGGAGAGACTGTTCTTGAGGATATTCTTGGTGCTGCGGATACTGCAAACAAAGCCGAGACACGCACTAGCGGTGTACCTCCCAACGCATGACAAAAGGGTGCGGTGCAAACGCTGCAAGCCGCTCCATTCGCACCCGTAATCAGGCGATTTTGAATACGTTAAAAGGGCGTTTACAGGGACTTTTCAACCCGCTGTAAACGCCCTTTTCTTTTTGGTTTTTTGTTGCAAAACTGCAACACACTTTTCTCATTCTTTCTGAAAAAATTTCTCATTCTTTTTGAAAAGCAACAGAAGGGGAATAACGATGCTGCGTACCGTAAAATATCTGAGCCTGCTGGTAGTGCAGTTCATTGGCGCGCTGTTG